TCGGCTAAGCGTGACTCCCATTATGCCATGCCCGTGAGCGCCGTGGGCTTTGTCAATGAATTGTTCATGACGAGTGCTGGTAAGACGCTCATGGATTCAGGCATGGAAGAATTGTGGCATACGGCCACCACGCACAATGGATTCTCTGGTAGTCCTCTTTTTAGCGGTAGTGGAGTCGTCGGCATGCATGTTTCTGCGGCCGGCGACAAGAATATCGCTATAAGAATTGAAGTCATCAAAATGTTGTTGGCTCGTACCAATGAATCAAGCACCTCGGACGAAGAGAAAGTTGAGCACGATTTTAAGTTTCGTGGTCGTTCTCATAAGCTGAAGGAGCTTTTCCATGGTGACCTGTATGGTTTTATTGATAAGGGTGGGCGCGTTGACATTGGTTGGACGCGTGCTGACGTTGATGAACTTTTGGACAAGTACTACAACGGCACCGACAAGGAAGAATACCTTGCCGCCATGTTGCTTGATCCGAACTCGGACTTGTTGAGTAACAAGAGCTACCGTAGACTTTCGCGGTATTTAGATGAAAATGCGGTTGTGGGTAATGATCCCCTGCTGCCGGGTTCTCATGAAGATGCCGTGGAGATCTTTCCTGGAGTTCTTAAATTTCCCAACAAGGAACGAGTTCATTGCAACGCGAGCCATAAAGCCAACCCCGAGGTTGTTGAGTATATAGATGCTCACTCCGAGGAGTTGGCGAAGATGGGTTATGATGCTGAGAAGTTCACTTTTCCAGTGATTACGCCTGAGTTAGAGGCGCATTCAGTGGTAAAGCATCTTCAGATGTACCATGAGCGTTGTTTGACGGTCAGCGAGCCTGCGTCGGACGAAATGAGTCGAGCCGTCCGGCTTACCGCTGAGATGATGAAGCACAACAAGTTTGAGCCAGATATTGGATGGCGTAGCTTGGAAAATGTAAAGCGCATCATCAACTCTTCAGCAATAAAGGATGGCAAGAGTCCAGGCCATCCCTACCAGTCAGCTGGTCTCCCTGTTATTGAACAGGTCCTCAAGAAATATACTGTTGAGGGGTTTGCGGAGGTGGTTCTCCGGGACTGGGACGAGCCGGTGGTGGAAGTGAAGACTTTCGTCAAGAATGAGGCCATGAAGAAAGCTAAAATTGAGAAAGGCATGCCGCGAATAGTAGCGGGCATGCCTTTGCATAAGACTGTAAAGAACAATGCAGTTTTTGGACCGTTAGCTGAAAACATGGTCGCTGAATGGAAAAACTCACCGGTCAAGTACGCGTTCAACCCGCAACGCGCCGGTGACATCGCGCATTTGGCCAACGTCTTCAAGAGACGTCGCGTCCATGAGAGCGATAAACCCCAGTGGGATTATAGTTATTTTCTCTACATTGCCGATGGGGTTAACCGCGTCGTCAAGGAGTTGGCTATCCGCCCCGACGGGATGTCGGAGGAGGATTTCGTTGAATATTTGGCTGACGTTGACAGCTGTTTTCGTGAAGTTTTTCACGATGCGGTTTATCGTTGTACGAATGGCAACGTCTTCCGTGCCGTTATGGATGGCATTATGAAGAGCGGTTGGTTCTTTACCATCGGAGGTAATTCGATGGGACAGATCCTCTTGCATGTTCTCGCTCTGATTCGGTGTGGATGCAGCGATGAAGAGATTCTTTCGCCTGGGTTTGCGATTGTCGCCGGGGGTGATGACGTTTTACAAACGTTTCCCGACGATTTTAATGTGCAAAG